CAATGCCAGAAGAAGATGTAGCAGAGCTAAATAAAGCTCAAGTAAAGTTATATGAAACAGTACAACGCCATAATAGGAGATACTAATGCCATATACTAAATCGCCAAGACCTTACAAAAAAGAATACAAGAAACAAAAAGAAAGAGGTGAACATCCAGATAGGATGGAACGCCAGAGAGCAAGACGTGCATACGATAAAAAAGGTATAAGCCGTAAGGGTAAAGATGTATCGCACAATAAAATGTTAAGTCGAGGAGGTTCTAACAAGGATGGTACAAAGCTAGAAAGTCCATCAAAGAATAGGAGCAGAAACGGTAAGAAGCCGAAAAAGTAAGGGAGAACACAATGCAGATAATAGACAATGAGAGTGTCTTATTACGTCTACGTGACCGAGAAAGAGTAGTAAAACATTTAGATACCGCCAAGTGCATTGGCTCTCACGAAGTTGCTGTAGATTGGAATTTGAGAGAAACAACAATACTAAATGCACTGCGTATAAACGTGCCTTCACCTATATGTGGACAGTATGACTGGCCTGGGAAGTCTCCATTTGAACACCAAAAGAAAACGGCATCCTTTCTTACATTACATAGAAAAGCATTTTGTTTTAACGAACAAGGTACAGGGAAAACAGCGAGTGCTATATGGGCATCAGACTATCTGTTAAACTTAGGAATGGTAAGGCGTGTATTGGTTATATGCCCGCTCTCGATAATGGATAGCGCATGGCGTACTGACTTGTTTACATTTGCACCTCATAGGAAAGTGGCCGTGGCCCACGGTTCAGCAAACAAAAGAAAAGAAATTATAAAGTCGGATGCAGAGTTTGTTATCATAAACTATGATGGGGTATCCATTGTAGTAGATGAAATAGCCAAAGATGACTTTGATTTGATTATTGTGGATGAAGCTACACATTATAAGAATGCTCAGACTACAAGATGGAAGAAGCTAAGAAAGATAATGAAAGATGATACATGGCTGTGGATGATGACAGGAACACCTGCTTCTCAAAGTCCAGTGGATGCATTTGGTCTAGCTAAATTAGTAAATCCTTCTGGTGTACCTATGTTTTTCAGTACGTTCAAAGATAAGGTTATGTATAGAGTTTCACAGTTCACATGGAAGCCAAGAGATAACGCAATAGATACCGTGTACAAAGCGTTACAACCTGCGATACGATATAGAAAAGAACAGTGCCTAGATTTACCAGACATGGTGTATACAAAAAGACAAGTGGAACTAACACCACAACAAAATAAATACTATAAAAAACTAAAAGACGAAATGATTATGGAGGTTGTAGGAGAGGAGATTAGTGCGGTAAATGCGGCTGTACACCTAAACAAGTTATTACAAATATCAGCAGGTGCTGTGTACACTGATAGTGGTCAAGCACTTGAGTTCGATATAAAGAACAGATACAAAGTTCTCAAAGAGGTAATAGACGAGTCAAGCCAAAAAGTTTTAGTGTTTGTACCTTTTAAACATTCCATCCGAGTGCTTGCCGATACTTTGAGTAAAGACAATATATCTACAGAAATAATAGATGGCTCTGTATCTGCACACAAAAGGACTGACGTATTTAATAAGTTTCAGACCAATGCTAACCCACAAGTCCTGATTATTCAACCTCAAGCAGCCGCACACGGTGTCACGTTAACACGTGCTAACACAATAGTCTGGTGGGCCCCAGTCAGTAGCTTAGAAACATACGCCCAAGCCAATGCACGTATACATAGAAGTGGTCAAACACATAAATGCACAGTGGTGCAACTACAAGGCTCTGATGCTGAGAAACACGTTTACAGACTTCTTGACAATAGAATACACATTCACACAAAAATTATAGATTTATATAAAGAAATACTTGACTAACATATTTTATGATACTATATGTTAAGTATAGAGAGCGAGGAATCTATAAATGGATATAAGTAAATTAATAAAAACCTACATTAGAATACGTGATGAGCGTTCTGCTTTGAAAGCAGACTATTCTGAAAAGGACTCCACTTTACTCAAGCAACAAGACACTATCAAAGAAGCGATCAATGAATACGCTGACATGAATAAGGTCGATAGAGCAGGAACAAGTGAGGGTATGTTTTATAGGACTACAAAAACCAAATACTGGACTAGTGATTGGGAGTCTATGTATAAGTTTGTTGTAGAAAATAAAGTACCAGAGTTCTTTGATAAGCGTCTAAACCAAAAAAACGTTAGAGAATATTTAGACGAGAACCCAGACAAACTTCCAGAAGGTCTGAATGTAGACACGGAGTATGTCATATCTGTTAGGAAAAATAAAAATGATAAATGAAGAACCGTTTGTTACAATAGATAGTGTTGCAAAACACTTTTCTGTTTCAAAGTCTACGGTGCGTGGTTGGGTAAGAGAAAACCGCATACCAAAAGATACCTATATACGTATAGGTAATACACTACGTTTTAGAATTAGTGGTGTAAGTGAAGCCCTACTTCAAAATTCACGAGAGATAGAATCAGCAAAAGAAGTTGAAATATTTCAAGAGGAAGATGAATTAGAACTACTTGATGAAGATAATTAATAATTGGAGAACGACATGAGCGAGAGCTATAAAATAGAGAATGTTGAAGCCTTATGGCCTAAAATAAATACTACGTATAGATTTGATAGTACAGAAAATAGGTCTGTGCCTTGTAGTGCATTAGATGATAATTCTGAATACAGCTTACAATTTAAAATGGATGAAGCAACTGCACAGTCACTATACAAAAAAATGAACACAGCTTACAAAGCTAAGAAACAAAAAGGTTGGGAAGATAAATTACCACTGCCTTTTGAAAAAGATGAAGAGGGTATATTCATAGGAAAGGCAAGATTAAAAGGTTCTTATGGTGCAGACCCTACCAAAAAACCATCTCAATATGATGCAAAAGGTAACAAACTTGATTCTGATTTTAAACTCACCACAGGCAGTAAGATAAATGTGCTTGTAGGTTTCTATCCTTGGCATATGGGTGGTAGGTCTGGTGTATCTCTCAGACTAAAAGCAGTACAAGTTGTAAAATATATACCTATGGAAGAGCCATCGCCTTTCGATGAGGTAGAGGGTTTCGACTCTTCTTCTGATATAGATGAAGTATTCTCCGATACTACAAAAGAAGAAGTGATCGAAGAACCGAAGAAACTCACTCCAAAGCCAGAAAAAAAAGAAGTGAAAACCACCCAACAGGCTGACAGTGAGGTAAGCGATATTATTGATAACTGGGATGACTAGTAGTCAATGATATGCTTCACTGTGGCTAGAGATCCTATACAATAACTTGTTCTGCTGGGCCTGTTTGCAGAACCGATCTCGAAAAGGTATGGCGATACCCTGCCACAGTGTCTTCATTAGGGGTGGAAAATGGACACAAAAATATTTTTACAAAGCGTACTAGGTTCAGAAGGATTCTACTGCGTATGGGGTTTTAAGGGTGACCGACTTGTAACCAAGTTTTACGATTCCATTGATAAGGTCATAGATACAGCTACAAAACTAGATAACAATGGTTACAATGCTTTCTTTGCATTGGCAACATTTAAGAAGTCTGGTTCTAGAAAAGTAGAAAATGCCAAGCAATATAAATCTTTCTTCTTTGATTTAGATTGTGGAGATAAGAAAGATTACCCAAGTCAAGGTGATGCTCTAACGGCTCTAAGGTCCTTTTGTAAGAAGAACAACTTACCTAAACCTGTTATAGTGAGTTCTGGTAACGGAGTGCACTGTTACTGGCCTTTAGAATATCCTATTACATATGATGATTGGTTTCCTGTAGCAGAAAAACTAAAATCACTGTGTGCAGAACATAACCTGCTTGCAGACCCTGCCGTTACATCAGACGGTGCTAGAGTGTTAAGAGTACCAGAAACACACAATCATAAAGGCACTACGCCTATGAAAGTTAGTGTTATGAGTAGTGCTATAAAACCCATTGCCTTTCATGAGTTTTCAGACTTAGTTGGTGAGGTAATTGCTGTTCCAAAATCCTTACCTATGAATGAGGTTATTAGTAAAGTCGCTAATACTACAGAGGCCATGTTCATAGATATACTTAGAAAAACAAAAGAGGGTAGGGGTTGTGAACAGATAAAGAATATACTTATAAATCAAGAGGATATAAGCGAACCTTTATGGAGAGGTGGGTTATCTATAACAAAGTTTTGTGTTGATTCTGAAAAAGCATCTAAAATCATATCTAAAAAACACCCAGGATATTCAGAAGAAGAAACATTAGATAAGATGGATCGTATAATAGCTCCATATTGGTGTACTACGTTTGATGAACACAATCCAGATGTATGTCCTAAGTGTCCTCACTGGAAAAAAATAAAAAGTCCTATTGTTTTAGGTAATAGAATTACCGAATCAGAAGAGGATATAAGAGAAGCATTAGCTATGGATATGCCAGACGATGAAGAGATGGATTATAAAATACCGTCAAAATATCCTTCACCTTATTTCAGAGGGTCTAATGGTGGTGTATATATGAGATATAAAAACGCTGATGGTGATCCAGAAGATAAGTTAATATACCATAACGATCTCTATGTTGTTAATCGTGTTTCTGATGCAGAAACTGGAGAAGGTGTCGTAATGCGCCTACACTTACCAAAAGATGGTATAAGAGAGTTTACAGTTCCACTTACTTCTGTAACATCAAAAGAAGATTTTAGAAAA